GACAGTGTGCATGTGCCGGACCCTGACACTCTCGTTGCATATGCAAGAACATGGACATTCTCACCATTCAAGGCTGCTGATGACTTGGCTACAAAGGACTGGGTTAAAGTCCCGCCGTCAGCAGTAGCAGTTACCTGTAACGCCTGGTCGCCGGAATGAGGCTTTGTGGTACTCGTTGCAATGGTTACGTTTGTTGCAGTCCATTGGTCTGTCTCAGGGGATTCAAACCTGCCGTTTCTAATAAGAAAATCTGATTCTTCTTGCGAGTAGCCGAGTGTTATCTCACCGTTGAACATGGCAAGGACACCGTCCGAGTAGCCATATCGTGCCGACTTGCCAAACTCTCGATCCTCACCCTGACCAAAACCTCTGTGGAAAGAGGTGAGGTCATAAGTCATTGATGCAGATGGATCTACCTGTTGGTAGTTTGCGTCATCTGTTGGTTGGCGTGGTGGCAGAAATGGAAGAGAACTAAGTTGGTAGCCCCCAGGGAGAGAAGGACTGTCCTTCCACAACGTCAGGTCTACGACATTAGAACTTTCATCAGTGTGCTGGAGTACAACGTCTGAATTCTGAGGCATAACTATATAGCCGTATTCCTTATCATCGCTATCGGAGTCATTGCACCAATGCGTTCATTGACTCTGTTTCGGAAATGGTTAAACCTGTTTAATGCTTCCTGTTGTTCTGTAGAGTCGATCGTGTCGATCTCACCTTGGAACAATTCCATTGCTGCATAGTTGTACAACATTCTTCTTTGAGATTGGTTCAGCTCTACCGTGTTGGCTCCCGTTGTATCCAACTGCGTGAAATCAAGCATTCCCATTCCGCGAACAAGCAGATTTCTATCCTGAGATAGTCCTCCTAAGATCCTTATGGATGAGCCTTCTTCGCGCCATCCGAAAATCTTATTTATAGGAACTCGAGGTATCTCTGACTGACCGGCTGTAACAACAATTTCATCAGCATAGAAGACAAACGCAGTTCCACTCGTTGCAGACACGCCTACCTTTATACTCGAACTAACACCATCTGTAACAAGAGTATGTGTCAGCCTTTCCCATCCAAGACCTGAATGGGTAGATCCCAGGCTAACGCTGGAACTATCGAGCTGGATAGCAGCACTGACCCTTGAGGCTGTCCTGCTGTAAACCCATATACCTACATTGATCTCTTCTCCGACATAGTTTGTGCCGGAGGGAACCGTCATAAGCAGGGTTCCCACACTACTTGCTCCAACTGTGCATTTACCCGATTGGGTTCCTGCATGGACCATGAAGTTATCCGGGCCTGTTGTCTCTTCTTCAGCTGCAAGCGTGATATTCGACGCTGTCCAGTCTGTAGAGATCGTGCTGCTTTCAAAATCACAGTTCAAAGAACCGACAATGTTGTTGCCGTAAGACTTTGCGTCCATGCGAGGTTCTATGGAGATCTGTCTTACATATCCAGGCGGGATTGAAGATGGTCTTGGGTATAACTGCTGGGACTGCGCTAGGGTCGTGTTCCTGTCGTTTACCTCCACGTACAGCGAAGGGAAAGCACTTTGCGCTCCAGACTGCAGGGTGTCCAGTAAGAGATTAGGGTCGTACCTGTAGATCTCAAAGGTTGTACCTGTACCGGAATCTGCAGTGAGGTTAGTTCCGGTTACAGCGATAGTCCCAGAAGAGCCAGTGAAGTCACTTATTCTTCGGATCGCATTGTCGTTGTTTCCGCTGGTAATCCGAATATAGAAGTCATTCAGGGTGTCATCGACAGAAAATCCCCTGTCTGTAAGACCGGTGGAAATAACGCTTGTATTCGTGGTGACCGTCGTTGTTGTACTAAACGCCCCAGCGTAAGCCCCGAGCCTTCGTGCGTATTCAGGCAGCAGGATGTCTACAGTTGATGTTGATGAAATAGTTGCTGGCATTAGACTAGAACCGCCATGTAGTGAACCTTGTCACCGTTAGTCGCAGCATCACAGTAGAACTCTGATAGATCTCCTGGTCTGCCTTCAATGAAGTCCACTGTTTCGTTTCCTCCTGCTGCTGGAAGTTCTATCCCTGCAACGGAAGCTGAAACAGTAGAGATACCGACATACGTGATGCCGGAATTGCCGGGAGGAGCCTGGAACCTTACACGCCTTACCGGGGTAGGAGTGGTCGTGATCTGGACTCGAGTTCCTGCAGAACTTACAGTTTTAGTTCCTGCTGTAACTGAAGCCACTTCATACTCCCACGGCGTACATCAACTGATCAATCGGGTAATAAATTTCTTTCATTTCCTGAAGACCACTTGGATGATTCAAAATAGTTAATACCGTCATTCCTCTTAGTACGCCTGATGAATCTTTATCTGGGACTACCGTGAACTTTGGCTTTTTAGCATTAAGCCGTTTGATAGCGTTCTCACGCTTAAGGGCTTCAAAGTTAGTAGTCTCAAGTTGTTTTCGAGCCTGTTCGTAAGCACCTTTAGCACCCTCATCGTTGGAATGCTTTCCGACAACATCTTGGGCCATCTGTGCAACAGACTCGGTGTCACCATAGGCGTAACGATTATCCGGTATAAGGACTTTTAGATCCTTACCCGGAACATCCACCTCTACAAAAGTTTCATCCTGCTTGTTTACAAAATGATTTTTGCTGTCAGCCATTAGATGGCATCCATTGAAGAGATAACCCCTGATGACGGTGTGCCGTATGCAACCTTCAACGAAGCAGTTGTGGAAGCAGTTCTTATAAATTTAACAGCATTCAGAACGTCCGACCCTTTTAGGGTGATACTTCCATCTGCTGCTATTAAAGTGCCTTCAGCTGCGGTTGGAGCAGTTCCATCAAATCGTAACCGTACAGCAGCCGTATCACATTGAATGTGGGCTTCTGTCGCTTCTGAAGGGACACTTGCAAGCGCAATTGCTGTCGCAGCTACAGCGAGCTTCTCATATCCTAGTCTTGCCATATCAGTTCTTTCTAGATGTAACCCAAATACTTAGTAAGGGGAGAGGTCTTGTTTTTTCAACCCCTCCCCTTTCCAAATATAACTATGGGTTAAGTTTCACCCGTAGTAGTGACCCATTTTGCCCCAGTCCACTGGAAATGCGCCATTTTGTTCTGCTCAATTAGACATAGAGCAGAGTCAGAGTTGTTTCCATCCCTAACTGTAATTGCCTCGGCTGCGTCTGCAACATTGTCAATCCAGACTTCTGCAAAACTGGTTGTTACGCCAGTCTCGCCAGTGTCTACGAACAATAGGTCCGCAGTTCTGGCCCCACCTGCTGGATCGAAGGTGAGAACTTTGTCTGTTGCTGCGGTAATTGTAATATCACCGGCTGCAAGATCCGCTGTTGCAGCGGACGAGGTGTATTGCCTAGTTCCTGCTGTCATTTTATTCCTCCCGATGCTTGACGCTAATGTGTTTATTAACGCCTCGCTCGGTATCAAACCTTCTTCTGCATCCTTTTACAGTGCATCCGAAAGCTTTTGCTTTTTGTTTTTCTCTTGCATCTCGCATTTCCAACGTATTAGCTAGAGCCTGTAACCCCACCTCCCGATCGCTCTTACCGGTTGCAACCGTGGAACCGGCTTCTAATGTCTCAACCCCAGATTTTGGAGGAGCCATGAGCCAGTTTTTTTCCACTGCGGTAGCGAGTCCGTGAGTCACACCCGGATACTTAAGAGTTTCCCATACCCCTTTTATCTGACGATAGTAAATCGCAGTATCAGGAGTAACGTACTCCGGTAATGGGAGTTCTTCCAAATCGTGCCTCACCAAATATGCAGCAACCGTGTCGGGATGTCGGCGTATAACCTCGCCCCGCCAGTAGTTCTGCATTGATTCAGGAGGAGAAACAATTGGTTGTTCCATTACCTTCGTCCTCTCTTTCCTCGTTTGCGTTTTTTCCCACTGATTTTAGAAACAGTTTCAGCTGCGCTGCCTACACTGCTCTCGATTTCAGGAGGTGAAGTACCAAATAGCCTACGTGATAAATCTTCGTGTTTTACAAGAGTTCCGTTTTTCATTTCTAAAACAGAATAAGGTTTGTTTAGGTACATATCTACGGAATGACTCGGAACAACTAACACTGAACCATCAGTCTGATCGTAAAGTGTCACCTTTTCTGCACCAGCTGGTACTTCGAGGTTTAATTCTGCAATGTTATTCCCAAGGAATCGTTTTACAGATCCTCGTTTTTTATCTAACCATTGCGAAGTGTCTTGAGTAACCACAGATAATTCCTAAACTATATTGCGTCTGTCGCAGAGTATATTTCAACTCCCCAAACGTCGACAATTTCTGACTCACCCCATGTTCCGACGGTGACAATTTCTGTACCTCGGAGGGATGCGTCACGTTCTTGCTCTGCATGGATTTCGTTTTCCATCGCAAGGGCAAGAGCTTCTCGAGCGAAAACTCCACCCTTTGAGTCACCAGATCCATCGCGAGTGATGTTTCCATCTTCATAGATTGGAACACCAAACACTGGGTCGTTACCACGCCAGTATGACTTGATAACGTCCGCAGATGGACCTTCAGGAATAGTAGCTCCCGCTGTTACTCCCGCACCAGCTGCTGCTATACCGCCGACTTCTTGAACCAACCTACGAATCTGTTCCGGGTGCAAGACCGCATTGGGCTTACTAGGAGCAGGGCCATAAGTTGAACTGTTGTCAGTTCGTAGGTAAGAAATCGCACCAGCGATAGTAGTAAGTGTTGCGTTGGCTCCTGCGCCAGGTGCTGTATTACTAAAACCATCTAGAAGAGTAAGAAGGTCACTGTCCAGCAATCGACCTACTGCACGACCGTGCATAGTTCCTACTGCTGAGAGTACGTTCTCGTTGTTTTCGTGCTTAAGTCTGTCACTGACAAACGAAAGGATGCCGTGTTCTGAAGCCGTCAGGTTTACGACAGTTGCCGTTACCTGCTGTGGTACAGAAATATCAACACCTTCAGTTAAAGCAACCGCAGACTGTCGACCCCAAATTGGCACGTTGACTTGTTTTTCGCCTGAGTTTATGTCATAGCGAGTAACAAGACCTGCCATAGGAGCAGAAGGCTCTACGTTGTCTATTGCTTCAGCGACAATGATTTTCGACATATCTTCCAGACTCGAAGAGGCTGAAAGGGAAAGGCCTGTAGCCATTATCTTTTCTTTCTATAAAGTTGCCGAACCGCTTTCTCTTATCTGCTTCTTGGCTGCCCTGTATTGAGCAGGGGCAATGTTCCCGTCAGCGAATAATTGTGCTGCTTCCGACAATGTACTAATTGTTTTTATACTTTTCTGTGGCGCACCTTGTGTTGATGGTGCAGGTGGTGGTACTGAAGCTGGCGCAAGGTTCGGCTGTGCAGAACTCTGCTGTATCGCCTGGGGAGCCTTACCGGCTAACCGTTCGATATTTTGCCTTGCAATTTCAATTGACTTCGTGACAGGCATATTCTGCTGCCACCCCTCCCAAATGCGAGGGTCTTCAATTGCAACTCCAAGGTTGTTTTCAGTTATGAGCTCCTGCCCTGCCGTAGCTAGCGCAGTGAGATAAGGACTCAAAGTTTCTTGAGCCTGTTGCGGTGCTGCCGTAGCAGTCCGTTGCTGTATCACCATTTCTGCAAGTTCATCTTGCCCAAGGTTCAGAAGTCTTTCACGCTCTACTAGTTCCGCTTGATCCAGCAAAGGCTTCATAGAAGCACTCAGCGAATCAAGCTTCGCATCCATAGCCTGTGTAGCAGCAGCAATCCGCTGCCCAGATTCCTGGGCCAGTCTTCCCTGCTCTTTACCCATAAAGTCCTGCATGTTTTGTTGCAGATCTGAAAGAGTAGGTTCTGCGGGGATAACCGCTTCCTGCTGATCCGTTTGTACTACTGCTACCGGTTCTGCCTGTTCCGTAGAACTTTCGGCAATAATCTGCGGTGCAATTTCCTCTGGACTTTTCTGTTGTATTACTTCTTCTACCATGTCCGTAGACCTTTCCTATCCGTAGATAGTTGTTACTTTACACCAGTTTGCTGTTGAGGACTAAACTGGTTATAAGCTTCCTCATCAAAAATTTGTTTGCTCCTCCAGTAAAAGTTGGAGCCGATATCGTCGTTAGCCGGGTGAGCCAAGGTTGTCGTGTACGCAAACCTGTAAAGGAACCCGTCTAACCCCTGATCACTCTCGCGAAGGGCTTTTCTCGTTCGATTAACAAAGCGGGTAATCGACTTGATAACCTCGCTTTTTCCTAAGATCTCTTTCTGCTGGACTGTGCCGGAGTTCCACTGCTTATATTCCTGTTCAATTTCAGCAGTCGATTTCCCAAGGCTCAATGCAGTATTTTCAATTGCTGCTAGTTTTGGAGCCTCCCAGTAGAAACCGTATTTCTCTCGAGTTTGGATTAGTTCCTGCTCGATCGGGTGGAGGTCTTTACCTGCTCTCAGGTAGTCCTGCACGTAGTTATATCCATCCACACCGAACCGGTCTACCCAAGCGCGTTCTGCATCAGACTTGCCATCAAAATCGTGGTACTCAATACCAGACTCAGTGACTTTTTCAAACTCAGTGTTGTACAGCACCTCTTCAAGGAAAGTGCTAATCCATACATCTTCCTGTCGCTCAGTCCCTCCGACATTGTCCAACTTTTCCATAAAGGCGTGAACATCGGCATATTTACCGTCAGCAGTCTTGTCGTAAAGTTCCTCGTATCGTGGAGAGTAGTCACCATTTATATCGTTCAGCTGCGCTCGGAAATCCCCAGGGGTCTGTCCTTCAAGTAACTCGAAGTTACGAAGAGCTTCCTGTTTACGAGCGTTTTTCGCCACGTTTATCTCGTCCAGAACGTCGTAGAACTCATCAACAGATGTTGTCTCTACTTGATTGAGTTCCCGCCTACGGTCGATAAGTTCATTGACTGTTGTAAAGTCTCTCAGGACACTGTCAGACACATCTGAACTTACACCTGCCTCGAGTTCAGCAAAAAGTTCTCTCTTACGCTTTGGATCAAGGCTTTCGTAATTAGTAAACCCTGCCTTGCTGAATTTTTCACTGACCGCTTGGTCACGTAACTGCCTTCTGCGTTCGTAAGGTGTCAGTGCGCGAGTGCGAAGTCCCGCAAACTCAGCTCCAACGGTTGCCCAGCCAATCCGATAAGGATCACCAACGATTTTATCCTGCATCCAGAACGGTAGAGCTTTCCTAGCCTGGGCAGTAGCAAAACTCTGAACCCCGTCATATGGCTGTCCAAAGTAATCTTCCTCGGTAATAGCATCCATCAACACAGACCCTGCAGGAGCAGAAAAGGCTCGACCTCTCAGAAGCCGGAACCATTCGTTGTCCTTGTACCCGCCATCCTCGTTGAAGTCCTTGTAGATCGCATCGACATCGTCAGGGCCTGCTATCGCACGGTATGCAGCCCTTGGCAGGGATACCATCTGGCTACTTGGTCCAACCCAGTCATTCCCAATCTTTACTTGGAGATAATGCGGTTCAGTAGGGTCAAGGTTCACATCCTGCCCTAACGCCTGTCCAACTGCCCATGTGTACGCCTGGAGTCCAAACCAGCCACCAATAACACCTTCTCGAGCAGCATTTCCACTTACGCCTCCTCGAGTCATACCGTCGCTCATTAGGGCGATCATTGAACGAGTCATCCGAGGCGAGAAGAACATAAACGTCGTTTCAATTTGACGCTGGAACTTGGAAAGACCTGCTGCCTCTGAACTCAGAGTACCTGTTGACTTGTTTATAAAGTCCCCAATTCGCAAGATCTCATCAGCATCCGTTGTTGCGTCGAGATGTTTTATCATCGCCTCAAAAGACGAGATCTTGACTTCATCTATGAACGTAGACCACGCACCCTCAAACCTCTTTAGCGTACTGCGTAAACTTCCACGAAGAGGCCAGTCGATTGCGGAAGAAGGTTTTGTAAGCCATTGTGTTACCGGACCACCAGCGTTCACAGCTTCATAGGCTTCAACTGTCTGCCTACTCAAAGTCACTCCGGCAAGGTTCATTTGACGTAAAATTGCGCGACGTTCAGGTCTGTACAGCTTTGCTTGGATCTGGTCAGGTCGAGCAAGCGAGATAAAACTGTCTATCGTCGCATCAGCTAACGCTTTGTGTAAATCCTTGCCCTGTCGAACAAGGTTCGCATTGCCAGTTTTTAATCCTTTGAGAATATCTACTGAAGCCTTACCCATAACAACAGGGCCATAGATAGCAAGAAGACCTACGTCTACACCGGTTCCCGCAAGTCGGAATATTCTGCTTACATCAGCTGCACTTCGGGCGACTTTACTTGTAACCATTCGGTGCTTTAGAAGACCGAAAAGCCCTTCTTCACTTTCAAGGAGTACATCAAAGTCTTTTGCGAACCTGGCAGCAGCTTTATCGTCTGTAAAAAGTAAACTATCGAACAACCGCTGTCGTTCTGTTGAAGTAGTTTGATCTGTAACTCTTGTAACTTTTTTATCTTCAAGCTTATAAGCAACTGCTTTTGTTTTTCGACCGCCAGTTTCGCCAAGTCCAGCAATGCTTTTGAATGCTTTCTGTTCTCCACTTGAGTCAAGGACGTTCTTTAGATCTTTTACAACCGTGACACCGTACTTCTCCGCAAGACCGTTGGAAGAATCGCTAAACAACTTGATCAAGCGTTCTTCTAGAGCAGTGTCTGCAATCTGCTTGTAGACTCCACTGGCGTAAACAGAAAGAGTGTCTTCAGGAGTGGCATAAGCGACTCGCCCACTGTCAACCGCTGCGAGCAGTTCATCGGGATCGAGCAAAGTTCGTGCCTTGTTGTAATATTTGTCAAAAGCGGCATCAGATCCGCGCAAAGTCCCGTTTGTTTTACTCCAGACAAACCTTGACGCAAACGCACCGTCATCCATCAGTCGCTTTATACGGGCTGCGCCTCTTAGCATTATTTCTGCACCGTCGGCAGTTACGCCAATCGGAATGCCGGACTCGTCCAGCAGTTTTGCAAACTCACCGTAAGCTTTAGCGCGCTGGATCAGGTAGTTACCCTGCTGAGTTATTTGCTTATTTTGGAAGAACGGGCTGTCAGCCTTCTTAAAATTATCTGCTATGTCATAAACAATGGTTACAGCACCGTTTGAAAGTCGCACTTCCGAAACATCAACCACGGCATTTATAAGATCTGACTCATGGAAACTGAAATCAGCAGCACCCTCTAACGCCTCGTCAATCTGTCTTGGAGTCAATCCTGTCATTTCTTTATATCGGGCTATTAACGCCCGTTTGACTGTTGCTCCAGTTGCCGAATCCAATGTAATTATTGAATTGTTTATTTTTTCGCCAAACACCTGTTTTGCAGATCCTGTGACTGCCTGTATCTGGTTCACAACGACTGCAGCACGGTTCTGCAAGTTGGCATTGATCAGCGCGCTCTTTATGCGTTCAGTATTTAGATCTGCTACATCAAGCTTTGCAATCAACCGGGGCGTTATGGCGTTAATAACACCTGTGAACGGCATCTGAATTGCTTCAGGAAGAATGTTGTAAATTCCGCGAAGTGCGTCTTGCACTTTACTTGCTTGCCCACTTCGCAAATTAGCGTCAGCAAGTTCATTGAGTTCATCTGAAGTATCTAACCGGCGTTGAGCATCAGTTGTACTGTCTGCCTCGTCAAAGAACCTTGAACCCTGTGCTGTTCGGGCATCTGCCCGATTACTAACGATTACCGGTTCTATTTCCTCAAAATATCCAGCTATTTGTGGGGTAGTGCGCCCTCCCATCTGTGCTTCTGCAAGTTCTTTTATTTCTACACCAGTTCGTATTTTTATCTTAGAAGCAGCCTCTGCTTCTTCTTCAAGAACTTTTATTACAGATTCAATCTCTTGCCATTCTTTTGAAGTTTTATTTAATGAGGATTGATTTTTTCTTAACGCTGCAATTTCTTTGTTCCTAGCTGCTGCCCTTGCAGAACCTGCGAGTGATTCTCGCTGAAACTCTCTTTGCAAAACACCGATGTCAGTGTGATCTATTATCTCTTTACCTGCATCCGCTTTTGCTTTTATTGCATCTAAAGTCAGTTCTTCAGCAGGGACTTGATTAGCAGTTCGCCAAGTTTCAAGGATTCTTACTTTTGCGCTAACTGCTGTTTTTGGAGAATTTATAAGGGCGCGAGGGAGGTTTACTGCTCCTTTCGTTGATAACTTCGCTATCTTGGTCACGGCCTTTGCGTCGTTTACCCAACCTGCGCCTGGAATAAGGTTGAGCGGATCAAGAGCGATCTCCATCGTCCCTGCGTAATATTTCGGAAGGTTTATATCTTTGTAGGCACGGCGAGAAGCGCGAATATCTGCAGTGGTATTTCGGAAGAATCCGGTGTCATCCCACTCTTCACCTGTCTCCTCCTCGAAATACTGTTCCCTAAGTTCCTGCCACTGGTCGAGAGTTTCTTGAGGAATTCCGGCATTGCCCATCATGTCCAGCCAAGGCATCATCCACGAAGCAAAAATCTCTGCACCCTGTTGTGCTGGTTGAGCGCGCCGGGCTGCTTCTGTTCCTGCTGCAAAGAACTGCCTTATTCCTCCACCCTTGCCTTGTTCAGCACGTTCTTCCATGACGTTACGGAACTGCTTATCAAATTCCTGATCACCAGGCAAAAGCCTTGCACCGAGTCCAATAGCAGTGTTGTATGCCGGTTCTATTACGCCTAAAGCTGTTATTGCAGCGTTTGCAACATTTGATCGGATACCGGGAGCAAATCCCCCTTCGAAATTGAACGGCTCTTTGCGCTCATCTTCAGGACGTACATCAATGCCTTTTACTATTGCAGGAGGAGATGGGGTTGGTCCGGGTACATATTCCTGTCCAGGCTGAACCTGCTGTGGCTGCATCGACTGGGCGTATTGCTGGACGAGGGTCTGTTCTGCCAGCCTTTGCTGCTCTTCCTGACCCCGTTGACGAGCCTGAGATGCTCCAAGCATATTAGCTTGGCGTTGCAGCCTTTCTCGCTCCATCCGTTGAAGAAACGATTGGGTTTGGCTCTCAAAAGGGTTTTGGGTAGAAAAAGGGTTGACCATATTAGTAAGTAAACCTGTTGGATACGACAGAACCGAAACCACCTCGTCTTGCTGTTCCTCCAAAAGGAGTTACTTCTCCGAGGTAATCTTCAAGTTCTTTACCAGCCATTGCTGCTTTTGCTTGTGTACCGCCTCTGTCAAACGGGGATGCGTCACTATACCCTCCAAGAGTTTGCCTTGTCCCTGGAGCCTGTTGAGAGGACACTGGAGTACCTACTGCTCCTGTGCCTGGTCTACTTGTAGATGCTGAGATAGGCATGCCTCTGCTTGCAGATATCTGCTCGTATCCCGGCCCCATGTAGGGCTGCTGGCTGAAGGGAGCCACAGGTTGTTCTTGGCTGGGAGCCATAGGTCGAGGTAATGCTTGTGGAGCTCCCCAATCAATAGCAGGAGGAGCTGCTCCCTGTGCTGCAAATTCCGGCTGCGTAAAGAACGGTGACAAGTAATCCTGAAGACTGTCTTGCCCAAAAACTTGTGAAAGTCCACCAAGTGATTGCGGAGACATCTGCAACAGACTTGGCATCATTGCAAGCCGTTGTTCTTGGTATCGCTGCTCGGGCGTAAGACCTCCCCTTGCTTGGAGTCCGGCTAACCCTTGCATCTGTTCAGGTGATAATCCACCTCTTGCTTGCATGCCTGATAGAGCGAACTGGTCTTCCGCACTCAACCCACCTCTTGCTTGATGTCCAGCAAGGTCAAACTGTTGCTGTGCCGTAAGACCGCCTCTTGCCTGTAATCCTGCAAGATTAGATTGTTGCAGTGCAGAATTTCCACCCCTGAGAATATCGCTGATGTTGCCAATACTCGCACCTGTCTGCAATGCTGCAAACGGGCTGTTAATACCTGAATATGCCTGTTGCTCTGCAAGACCTATTGCATCCGCTGCTGTCCCACCTTGCCCTGCAATTACACCGAACGGCGATCCTGCACCGAACTTTGCGCCGGTTTCCATAGCTTCTGCACCACGCTGGGTGCTGAACGCCTGTAAAGCAGCCTGTGCTATAGGAGAAAGAACTTGTTGGGTTATTGTTTGCCCATCCGGGCCTATAACCGTTTCAGTTGAGAAGTACCTTTCAGGATCTTGGTTGAAGATATTAAGCATGTCTCTAATGCCTGTACTATCTTCTTCCACATCAAACGGCGAGAAATCTCCAAGTTGGTCTAAACTAGTTTGGTAGTCAGATCGTTGGGTTTCAAGAGCCTGTTGCAAAGTCTGTGAGCGATCGTTTTGACCAACTTTGGTGTCCCGTCCAAAATTTCCAGCCGAATCTGTAAACCGTTCCCCACCAAGACCTTCTTCCGCAGCAAATCTATTGGGGTTAGCGTCCCTATTTTTTTCAAACTCTGCTCTTAGTTCAGCATCTTCTATTCGCCGTTGTTCTTGTTCTTGAAGGACTCTATTTCGGTCTTCTTGAACTTGCCTCTGCGCTTCGTCAGCACTTACTTGCTGTTTTGCAAACTCTGTTTCTTGCTGTCTTGCAAGTTCTTCAGTTGCTAATCGAGTTGCTTCCTCTTGTTGAGAAGCGAGTTGCTGTTTTGCAAGCTCTGTTTTCATCGCTGCTAAAGCATCTGAGATGGATTCCCCTCCCTCTCCAATTGCGCTAGCTCTCTTAGTTGACCCAAAGGGATCGCCTGTTGAGATCTTTTCTTCGGAAGAAACCCCTGTTTTTAGGGCTGCACCTCTGTCATCGACTCCGGTAAGCATGCCGGTTCTGCCTCGACCTGCAGCAATATCTTCTGGAGATAAGTCTTCTAGCCGTAAACCCGGATAATTTTTTACTTCGCGCCCAAAGCTGTCATGGTAGTCCTCGGGATCAAGGATTTCGAAACTTTTGTCTACAAGGCCCTTCGCAGCTTGGTACGGAATGCCGTATTTTACTAGCTTACGGGCAGCCAGATCTTTTGCCTTCCTTTCGCCTTTAGCGTTGGCTTGGTAACCAAGTCCGGGGATCAGGATGTTGATCTTCTTACCGCTTGCTGCATAAGCTAACGGGTCATCAGGGTCGTAGGCAAGCCCAACCATCGAAGCGTACTGCACCGGTATGTCTAAGAGTACGCGGGTTGAATAGTTGGCATCTTTTCCAAGGCCAGTAGAGACATGTGCATGGGACATTTAAATACCTCCGAAAGGAGTCTGCGGAGTTTGACCGTAGATCGTTTTCTTAGTTTGCTTTTTAGGCTGCTTTACCTGTGGGATCTCGGTGAGATCTTTAAAGCTTGAATCAATTCGTTTCAGCATCCGGGTTGCAGTATCGTCAAATTTTGTAAATGCTAGTTCCAACGGATGAGTTGCTTTTGCCATGATTATCCTCTTGCTCCAGGAGATATATCTGCTCCGGGAACCCTCACGTTACCTGTCCTTGGTCCTGATATTGAAGCAGCTGTCTGTTTCATTTCATCAATCGATCCCGGCATTACCGGTCGGGTTGTTGAAGGTATTCCTGTTCCGGGAGCCTGTGGTCTAATTCCAGCCTGGTTGCCCTGCTGGAAGTTTCCTGCATTAGGCAATTGCTGCGCTCCTTGGGTGTTCAAAATATTCTGTGCAGTATCTTCTGGTGATGGAAGTTGCTGCCCACCTTGTTGCTGCGCTGCCTCGAGGATATTCTGTATCGTCGGTATTCGCGCTGCAGCTGCTGCTTGAAGTTGTTCTTGTATACCCGGCGAGTTAATGAATTGCTCTTCGAGGATCTTCGCGCGAACTTCGAGTGGGTTGCTTACGCCACCTTTTCGGAGAGCAGTGTCGAGATCAACATATCCTGACCTCCAGAGGTTCGACCAGAGGTTGAGCCTTCGTTCCTGTTCTTCCGGGCTAACAGAATTAATACGAACAATGTTGACGTAATGCCCTTTGATATCGGAAGGTTTGATAACTGCATCAAGAACACCAGCTTCTGTCTTTCCGAACACTGACACCCGGTCATCGATTACATTTTCAACAATTCGGAGGATAAGCTCTCCTTTTTCCTGAAGACCTCTTTCCATCGCTGCTTTTACAGCTCCGAAGTTGAGAGATGCAATACCTGCAAGAACTGCTGTGTGATAACCAGAGGCTGCACCACTAGGACGCTGTCCACGGGCAACAGCAGGGACTGTGTTCGCCTCGATCGCCTCGTCAAGGAATTGTTTTGCAATCCCGATTTCAGAGGGGGCTTTAGGAACATCTGATACTCCAACTTGTACCTGTGGAGGCTTTATGTTCTTTGCGCCTGGGCTATCGTCCCACATTGCCTGGACTTCTTCGGTAATTCCGGGAGGACCAGTGAACTCGAGAGTGGGCCATGCAGCTTTACTTACAATGTCGATGTAGTGAGATGCCAGTTGGCTTTGCGCCCGAAGCATATCAAGCGAGCCGTTTAGTAGCCCCATGTACAGGTTTTCCGGTTCGGAGTTACCTGTGTCGAGTCCCATTTGAGGCCAGTACATAATCCATGGGAGTCTGCCGTACCCGTGCCGTCGTGGCTCAAGTACCCATTTGTCATCTGCAATATATGCAACCTGGGAGTGCGTCCATACTTCCTGGAACGTCACGTAACCTTTTTTCTGGTTACCCCATTCAGGGAAGTGTGCTTGTACCCATTCAGCATCAACTTCGTACTCATGTATAACCCATCTTGGAAGGGTTCCGTTGTTCATATCCCAAATAACATTTTGTGGGTTAACGGCAACAGATTTAATAGGCCATGAGATCGAGCGTTTTTCTATAACTTCCCTGACGTTGTCCCTATATGTGTTAGTGACATCTTCATCATGGGGAGGTGGCTCTGGAAAGTCGCTCCATTCATTCGCGATAAATTCGACTTTCTCCCAAGCGATCCCGTAAAGCCCTGCCTGTTTGGTAAGTTCTCGGTAAACAGGGCTTCTGTGTTCGACCATGTGATGTGCGCCAGTTAGGAATTTCTCCATTGTCTCAGCGCGAGCCTGACCTCTTGGACCAGGTGGTGGAACAGATATATCTAAGAACTGGGGGGTAACGTGAGCAACGAGGGTGTTTATAACAGACTGGGCTGTTCCGAGCCGTATCATTGTCCCGCTATCAGGGACACTGAACTCGAAGTCGTTTAGGAAGAACTCGTCAAGCTGTTCGCACTGGGATCTAAATTTCCGAAACAGGTCATTTGTTGCCTGAGTCTTTTCCTTGATCCAGTGCTTAGTCAGTTTTGGTTCATCGACAGGATTTGCAGCCTCCATGTCGATCACAGCGGTGGGGTCTATTGCAAAATCTAAGACCATCTTGTTCCTAACATATCGTTATCTTGAGTCTGATGTAACCATGTCAGCTTTTTCCAGATATTTCAGACGTTCTTTACTTCTTTGCTGTCGCAGCCTAGTAAGAAACTGAGTCGGTCTTTTTACAGGCCGAGGTCGTATCGGATCTATACGATGTATCGGACGAAGGTAAGCATACTCGCCTTTATCGTAACCCGGCGGGTCACATGCCATCAAGGCAAGCAGTTCAGCATCTACCCAATCATCGTGCTGTCCAGTCTCGTTGTAAAACAAGTATGAACCATTACCGGACTGACGAATACTAATATCTTCTAATTGCTTCTTAAGATTTGACCAACTGGCTGGGAAATAGACCGTTTCATCCTCAAGTGCAATGTAATAGTTCTGAAAGAGCTGGTATTTGCTCTGTGCGCTGAATTTGAATGGATTTACGGGTAATCCGGCGTTCAGGAGGTGGTCAAATACGACATCTCCAAGTCCGGTTGAGTCAACACGGATGTCGCCAACCTTCCATCTGTCGATTTCAGCTGCGATTGTGTCGATTTGGCTTACCCAATCACTGCCAGAGATCTCGAGCGCATGGATAGACTCTCTTGTCCTTGCGTCTTTGAT